TGAATAGTGATTTTGGCGATCTTTCAACTGATCTATCCAATGTCCATACAGAACTGAACCCGCTTAAATCCTATTACGTCAATAGTATCAACAACAACATAGTTAATAAGGTTAATATTGTGCTGTGGGACACTAACACGGCAGATTCACCATTCAAAGCTGGCATTACTACCCGTGGGAATGGCTTCTGCATTACCTACAGCTCTGGAGAACCCTATCTTTGTCAGCTTGCTATGGCAGTGGGCGACTCTAATTTATACACTCGACACCGAGGCCCAGAGGGGTGGAGCGGATGGACTACCAAATGATCACTTGGCCCACATATTTTCCCATGTTAATCCGTTCCAGCGGTCGTATCGCAATCCTTGATCAGTAATAACCATTTGATATATCAGGTTATCACTTAATGTCCATTTTATGACTGCGCTACTAGCCAATGGATCATAAAATATTTCTGCTAGTTTCACGCCGGATGTGCGAAAATCTGCGTTAGTTAGAAGAGTTTTTACTTCTGGCCAGGTGGCTCCACCATCGTGACTTTTAAAAAGCGCGATGTCATCATTGATCATCTGAACTTGCAACCTCCGCCATGTATTACCAGATTTGCTTTGTATGGCCGTTACGCCATCTGGAGACATCATAAAATGCTCATCTAAATCACTATTCACCTTAGCAACTTGCCATGCTAACGTGTTCGCAATGTTCGGGTTGAGCTGAGTTGCATCTGCTGCATACTTTCCCGTCTCCGTACATAGCCCGTTATTGATTAGGCTTCCGGTATGTAATACATATTTCATCCCCGCCTTGAAATTTTTGTAAAAGGCAATCGGATTCATTCTTTTGACTACAGTGGACAAAAATGTAGGAAAACTCGTGATCCCTTCCACGGTCCCGGAATCATCGAATTCAGGATGGTATAATCCATCTAACCCGTCCTCAGTATTATTTAGGTGAACCGCATCAACATCCGGTTCCGAACCGTCCACGTATACTGTTTTGACATAATCTTTTTCTGCCATGATATCCTCCATCAGGTGTTAAATTTTGCAAAGTATAAATCGAATGAAAACGCCGGTGACGAGGCTCCAATATACAGATATGCGTTTCCCGTAAGGCCGCTTAACCCAAATGTTTTCTGCTGATTCCATACGTCACCACCGGCACTACTTCTACCAATCGTGCCATCAAGGAGGATGTCTCCTAACGCTGGGTTATACTCATATTTCAAGGATGATCCTGATTGTGTAACCATTTCAATGTATCCCGTTGCGCGGCCGCGACATACCAAGACTTTTGCAGTTTTCCCCGTACCGGACATTTCCACGGTCAATGATTTCACGCCGTCCAAGCGGATCGGAAGGCCAAACACATACGCGATAGTTTCTCCACTACCAGCGCTCGCCGCTATGTGGTCTTTTGACAGCGAAACATTACCGGTCCCTTGCCGATACGTTGTATAACGCATTGATGTAATCCCCTGGTTTCCGTAGAACGTGCCATACAAGTACGGAGTCAGTGGATCATCGTTGACATAACCTTCCCATATTCCTGGGCCAACGCCTCCAACATACTGATTCTTCTTGATGTTAGATATAATCAGGTTTTTGGTGGGGCGTATGATAATATTTCCAGTCATATACTTTCCGGCACAGTTAATGGTAACCTGTTTTGCGCCGGGTCCAATACTCTGCTCACCCATTGTGGCAATCTGCTGCGATACTTTTCCGCCTGTATATTTCCCCGCCGGGAGTGTCACACTACCGTTTGCTGGCAACACAATAGATGGGCTGCCCTGAACGGGCATTGTCCCCTCTTGTGTCTCATCACTCCCAGCTCCCAGAAACTTTTTTCCTGCTGCTACATCCTCCGGCACCGCGTCCAACCGATCCAAGTCCGCGCCTCCGCCTGTCTTGCGTAACGATAATATTGCCATAACAATCCCCTTCCAGATCAATCGAAAAAACCCTGACATGTTCCTGTGACCGCTCCTTCCCCTTCACCAACCGTGACACCATACTTGATGTTTTCCGCCGTCAGATTCGCAACGGACTGAATGACGATGTTCCCGGTCATATACTTACCGGCGCACTCAATCACAATCTGACCAGCTCCAGGAGTTACATATTGCGTTCCCATGGTCGGTAATTCCTGGCGGATCACGTCCTGTCCGGTATGTTCACCTGCAGGAATATTGTACACCCCATTCAGTGGCAGGTTGTGCGTAACCGGTGCGATCCGCTCCATTTCTCCAATGCGTTCATCGTCGCTACCTGAGCCAATATATTTCTTGCCTTTTCGCACATCACTGGGGGCGGCTGTCAGGCTGGAAATGTCAACATTCTGACCCTTAAACGGCAGTGATAATTTCATAGACTAACCCCTTTCAGCACTAGTATCAAGTCAGCAGTTGGCCGCTTAAACTGGCAGGTTACTTTTAGCGATCCATCCAACGTCTCTATTTCCGTGATCATGTTGGAACTCTTATCAATCTGGGCTTTCCGATCCTCAGTCAGGTTATCCGGGTACAACATACCTGGGATGGGATTATCTGTGTTCTTAATCCCCAGAAGCGGTATTGTTTGCGTGAATGGAGCCGTCCCACTCCATCCCGATACCGGCAGATTCACAACAACCTTATCTTGCAATTCCGCTATTACCTTTTCCACCCTGGAAAGTCCTTCCGTGTTGGAATTGATAGCCGTATTTGTCGCATTGATATCAGCCGCGGAAAATATATCTCCCTCTTCCTGGTACTGGGTCTGGTCCTCCAGCGTGACAAATCCACCTTCCAGCGTATCCATCTTATAGATTCGCTTTCCGGCGAACTTGTCGTCTTTGTAATTGGTTTTCAAACTCATAGGCTTATCCTCCTATTCCCCAACGTTCGTTGCCCCAGTTTACACGACAACCGGCGCGGCCCAGGAAAAGAAGCTTCTACCAGTACACCAAGATCATAGATAATCCGCTCTATAAAATTGGCCTGATAGATAGACGTGAACGTGATTTTTTCCGGCGTCTGCGGTGTGCTGGAAGGTGTATAATAGGCCGCCCTGATTGCCACCAGATTGGCCCTTAATCGATCCATTTCACTGTCTGTCCGGCGGTCCTCTGGCTTCCAGTTGAGCTTGTTGCGTGTCACATTCTGGTAGCCATACCGGTTGAGTACATACGACACCCATTTTATGGCTGATTCAATACGATTAAGGTCATTATAGGCAATATATGCCTTGTCCTTCATCTCCTGCACGTCGGCCGCCACGCGGTCGAAAATCAGCGTGTCAATATATTTACTCATGGATGATCACCTCCGCCTTAATCTCCCGAATGCCGAATTGGTATGAAATGCTTTCAATCGTTCCTTCCCGGAGTCCGTCATATCCCGTATCAATCCCAACTACCTGCCCGAGCGTCTTATCTGTCAGCAGCACGTCACCGGTCACGTTTTCGGCACGCTGGTAGTATTCATACACCCGTTCCAGCACCGCGGGAGCATTTCCAGGGTGCACAAGCGTGGCGTCAGATACTTCCTTGATGTTCCGATTGAATACTATGGTGGGATTCTCCTTCAGGAGCGCAGTGGTCATATGGATATATTTCTTTCCGGTCAGCACAACCGCTGATCCGGTTCCACTGATCACGGCGTAATTATCCCCGCTCCTCACCAGCGTCCCACCGGTAATTGTCAGGTCATAATGAGGATCAGAAAATATTACCTCGGCTGTGCCGGATAGCGTGTCGTTGTACAACTCCTCTGTATCCTCTGATTGCTGGTATGTATGCGCCATCAACCGAATACCAGTTACCACGTCACTGTGTTCCATGGTCACGCCGTCATATGTATCGACTTCCGAAAATTCCCCAGTTACTTCCGTCTGCTGCGGATAGATCAGCACACCATCATAATTACTGGTATCCACCACGGCACCGATTGAGAATGCAATCTGCACCAACGCATTGCGCTTCGTCGTGTATGGTATATACCCGATCAGCGGAATGTCTGCCAGGGAATCATCCAATAGATAGTTGAAATCCTCACCCTCAAAAATTTGGTCAATCACATCCCGGGTCAACTGACCAGTGTACACCCCGCCGGGAAACTCATTGCCGTCCAGCACGCCAATGGCGTCGTGGCTGTCCATCTGGTAGTCCGTGCGGTTCTTCCTTGCTCCGTTCTTCAGGTAGAAATTCCCGATCCGTTGACCATTAAAATACAGGGCCAACTTTTGCTTTTTCTGGAAGTCGAAGGGTATATTGGTTTCTGTTCGAACGGTGAAGTTTAACGTATTGAAACTGATATTCTCACTAATAGCATTGACTTCTTGTAGACAAGAGGTTGTAAGCAGCTCGTCCGCGAAAAAATCCCGGTAGATTCCATAATCTATCCGGGTGATGAATACCGGCCTCCAAGGCCGTGAGGTTTCGTAAAACGTTATCACGATCTTGTCATAGAGGCGCACATAGTTATTGCAAAAATACCGCACTGAGTCAGGCCGGAACTCCATATCAGATAATAACTCGCCATCTGAATACCACTTGACTCTAAGCCTTGTGCAGTAATCACCTGACATCATGTTGAACGTCAACAACACCCCAACGCTCGTGAATTTCTGGCTGAATAGAATGGTCAATTCCGGGTTGCTTGTTGTCTCCTCTGTCGTTGATCGCGGGAATAGGAACACGCCAGGATGTAACCCCGCGTGTGGTCGGAGTCCAACGGTCCGTACCGTCCTTGCAAGCTGACAATCTGCCCCTGATATCTCATCCGATATGTAGCCGTAATCCGCCGCATTGTCGGGAAAATTGACATACTTTCCGTTCATCAGCGCGAACCGAGGGAGACATAAGGCATAACCCGGATATGTCAGATCATCCCGCCTCAGATCAGGAAATTCCTGCCTTACCTTAGTTTTTCTCGGGTATAGTCCTTTTCCCGGATACAAGCCTTTGTGAGGCCGCAGCCCCGGGTCTATCACCTGGGGGCTGCTATGTTCTTTCGCATAAGGCGCCACGTCATCGTATACAATTTTCAGTCCCTCCGTGTTCTGCACGGCATCGGACAGGATTGATTGTTTCAGAAACATGTCACGGCCTCCTTTGCGGTTCCATTGCGACGAAATACACCGACAATCCTTCCCATAGATTCTGACCATTTACCTGTTTCACGGTATCCTTGCCTTGGGTCACGTATGCGTCAAACTCTAGCGTCTTTTGAGCATACGGAAATATCATCCGGTGAGATTCTACCGGTGCGGTAATGATCTCGTAAAAGGTATCATAATCTTCCCGGTGGGATGGGTACGGCTCCACTTCCATGGTGTAGTTGTAGAATGTTCCTGCCACTTCCCGGTGCATTTTGTAATTTTGCAAGCGGTCAGAGTTTTCCGTGTCAGTCACGGAAAACCCTCGCTCCAGTTTCATCACATTTACCCGCAGCTCCACACCATCGATGGAAAAGATATTTTCATTCATTCCCTATCCCTCCGTCACCATGCGAACGCCGACGCGCTGCCGCTCTCTGTTGTTGTACTTATAGACCAACTGAGCGAACTTCGTTCCATCCACAATCAGGTCCGCCCTTAATGTCTGATTCCCACCAATACCGCCCATTTCTGCAATGGCCTCCTTGAATGCTTGCTTCATAGCCGGAATCGGGCTAACAATCTCCGTATCGACATTATTGTCTCCCAAGATCGCGGCAAACTCGCCAGCGCGCGGGGGGACCACGGTTCCGGTAGCAAGCCGGGGCATTTTGTAAGATGCCATTACGGGGATGGAATAGGCTGAAAAGCTTCCTCCACCTCCGCTATGGGAATATCTGCTATTTGCATTAGAAGCAATACCGGCTATAGAAAACCCTGCTATTGCCGCTATCGCCCCAGCAATTAACAACGTCGAATAATCATGTGCGAGTGCAGCGGCCGCCGCTACAACCAGAGCTATTGCTCCGGCTAAAGCAATCAATTTTGTTGCCAGTTGCTCCCCTGGGGTCATTTTATCCCAAGCCTTTGCAACCTGTGTGGCAAGATATATTATTGATCCAATCACAGCTACAATGGCCAGGAATTTCAAATCTAAATTCCCAAGTACGCCTATCATTCTTTGAGCAATACCCAAAAATCCCCCAAAGCTGGAAATAATATTCGCAATGCCATTTACAAGCTCAGCAGCTTTCCAAGCCGCAAAAAATGCAGCAACCGCAAGTGTGATGTTTTCAACTGCTCCTTGGTGCTGGCTAATCCAATCAGAAAATTTTTCCAGCCATCCAACAATCATTTCCAATGCAGCAATAATAATTTCCCCGGTCCATTCCCCCAGCGGCTTTAAGAATTTCTCCCACAGCCAGTTTGCCAACGGCTGGAGTGCGTCCAGAACGGAATTGAGCAGCGATAACCCCGCCGCTATCAGATCAAGTACAACCGGGACAGCCTTTTCCAGCGCCCACTTGCTCAACGGCAAAAATATGCTATTCAGCAGCCACAACAGAATGCTTCCAACCTTATTCACAATAGGCGTAAGCTTCGCCAAAACGGTGTCGAACGAGCGCAGCAATGGGCTGAAATCCAACTTCGACGCCCAATCCTTGATTGACTCAGACGCTTCCCGGAAAAACCCGGTAATCTCCTGCACTATGTCACCCAGATGGCGCATAATACTGGTTCCAGTGTCTCCGCTTCTCCAAGCCTCATCAAAACGATCCGCCAGATTCCCAACGGTCAGCATAAGATTTCCGAATGTGACCAGCAGATCATCCGTTATCTGTTTCCCATAGCCTTCCGTTTTCCACACCTGCATAAACGACGCACCAACGTCTCCCGCAAGCGTTTTTAGACTGTTGAATGCTGTCTTTGCCGCCTCGGTTGCATAGTGTCCATTCTCTTCCCACGACTGCTTTATGGGGTCAAACAGGCCGGAAAGCACACCCTTAACCGTATCCGCAAACGTCACTATATCGTCCGTGATCTCTACAGTTTCGAACATCTGATCCGGCGTAGGACCAACATAGTCATTATTTTCAGATTTTTGCTGGGCCTGGATGAGGTCATCAAAAGAGAAGGCCAGCTTCTTGTTAAGCTTGTCTTTCTCTTTCAGCTCCTTGTTGCTGTCCTTCAGGGAGGCTCCATAATCCTCTTCCACATCCACAGCTTTCACGAACGTGGACTTCCCGGACAACGCCGCCAGGAGCTGCCCCGTCCATGTGACCGCCTCTGACAACAGGTTGATTAAGCTGGTCAGCGCCGGTGCCATAACATCTATGATCGGAGCTGACGCGGTGGCAAAACTGTTTTTCAGCTTAGTATTTGCGGACACCATCGAGGACACGTCCTGGTTGAACTCATCTGAATATTGCGCCAGGTTCCCAATCCCTTCCGCGAGCGCGTTGGTGATCATGGATATACCGCGGAAAACCATGGAAAACAGCACGGACCGCCCGAGCATGGACATCATTGTCATTTTCCGGCCAGCACGTTGTGATTCGTTCCCCAACCTCTTGACATTCTTTCCCAGCTTCTTGGCGGATTTTCCGGCTTTATCCTGGTTCTGATCCACTCCCATCAGAGACTTTTTGTACTCTTCGGCCTTCCGCTTGGCGCGTTCAAGCCCCATGTACGCCTCATCGTAGGCTTTATCCCCAAGCCCCAGGCCGGAACGCTCCGCATAATACAGCGCGTCAGTATAGCGGTCAATCTCATCTTGCAAGGACCTTGTTTTCATCGTGGCCCCAGACGCGGCATCACCGGCAGCCTCAAAGGCTCCTTTTATGGTTGACGGGAACCGCTGAAATACCTCCAGTGCAAGCCGCATTGAGTCTTTCAGCCCCACCACACTGCGCTCCTGCTGCTCAGTCCCTTCCGTTACTGTACTGGTTGTCTCACGCGCGGCCGCTTCAAATTCTCTCTGCTTGCGGATGATCTCATCCACATCGTTTCCATATACGTCATAATTTCCTTCACGCTCCGGGACAGAGCTGGACACATTGTTTTCAATCGTACCTCGGAACGTGGCGTCCTTCTCTTTCTGCAAGCGCTCCATTTCTGCGGCGGCTTTCCGGGCAGATTCCGCCACGGTATCAACCTTTTGCGCCGCGGTTTGGGCTGCGCTCCCAGCACCAGAAAATGATCCCTCCATACGATTGGTAAGATTTTCAATCAGACTGGAAAGCTTCTCGACTGCCTTGGTAAGCGTAGACATGCCAGCGTCAAAACCTTCTGTATTGATCTTAGTGTCGAATTTTAAGCTTCCGGCGCTCCCGTCTGTTGCCATGTTATCACCTCGATTCCGCGCACAAAAATAAGACGCCAGTCAGCGTCTTACCCCAGTAATTTGTTCCATTCATCAATTTCGGCCTGTTCCTCGGCTGTATATCTCGTTTTGAGGTCGCAAAGTGCACGATTGTTCCGGTAGAATTCCTGCTCCCACTTCTCCAGCTTCTTGCCTCTTGACCGTTTTTGGCGAATACTCAACACCGTGGAAAATGTTCCGTCCTCGATCTCCATAAAATACCCCATGAAGGTCCACCAGTGCATATGCTCTACGGCACGAACCTCTTTTCCCGCAACCTTATTGATGGATGGGAACAAGATTGATTCGTCTTGCTCCCAGTCCATAACCTTGCGCGGCGGCTTTTTATCCTCGTTGGTCTGACCGCAATCCAGAAACCAGATAGCCCGCTCTATGGCCTCCGGCACATCCTCCGCGGGAATATCGTGATCCTCATACAAGATAGTAAGCATAACCGCATACTTTTCCCGCTCGTCGAGCTCAGGATCAGCAAACGCCAACATGATAGTCAGTATTTCGCGAAAGTCTGTGCGAATCTTATACAGTTTTCCGCCAACCTCCAGGGCGGAAGGCAACCGGCCAATCATTTCAAATATCCCTTTGTATACTTTTCAATGCGGTCCATGCCTTTGGCGTTAAACTCTGCAATGCCCTCTTCAATAATTGGCATTGCGGCCTTCAAGAACGCCTCAAACAGAAAATCCTTTTCCTCTCCCACAATGCACAGTGGAGACTGTCCGGCAAAAACTGTGTCATATACATCCGCGTTAAAAACGTAGTTAATTTCTTTGCGGATCATATCGTCAAATTCTCGCAATGCCTCACTTGCTGCCTCAGAATTACTTACCGGGCTTCCATCTGGCCGCAATTTGACAGTGGTAAGCAGCCCCTGCTTTTCGCTGATTCGTTTCTGCGCTTCCTCCGCACGAACCAAAATATTCGGATCATCCGGGTTAAATCTGATTACCCGGCTTTCATCTCCATTGATCGAAAACGACTTATAATTTTCGCAAAAACTTATACTGCGCATGTACTATCCCCCTTATGCTGCGGAACCAGAATCCGCCGTAAATGTCTTGGTCGAAAGGTCAAAAGTCCCCTTAACCCGGTTACCTGTCGAGTGGACGTTAAAGGGAATCTGATATCCTGTGGTGTCTCCGCCATAGCTGACCACCTCAATGATTCCGTCCTCCTTGTATGCCACGTATTTCCCAGATGTGGGAGCCTCCCACAAATGGACTTCTACCGTCTCGGTTTTCAGGTCGTCCAATGTAAGGCGCTCGTCCGCAATCTTCTGCAGGCGTTCAAACAGAGGATCGCCAACCTCGGCGTAATAAGGTTCAACCGACGCCTGCGGCTGGTAACTGTCCAAATTGACAGAGGTTTCTCCCTTTATATTGGTCTTAGTTTCCACGTTGGCATTCATTTCCACGCTGTACTCTTCCAGGTCATTTCCCAGGCGCACGAACGCCGGAGTGGTGGCGGACGGAAGCGCGGCATTGATGAAATGAGCCATAAATTTCCGTTTGATCTTTCCTACTGCTGCATCGGGCATTTAAAATTCCTCGCTTTCTATTTTGTACGTGGCGCTTATCTGCAACTGGTACAGTACGCCGTTATCCATTGTTTCACTCATTGGCTGCATAGCCATAGCATTAGCCGTGGTGGCCCCCACAAATTTCCCCGTCAGCTTCTTTCCATCCACCTCTACCTCTATGCCGCGTTCCTCCGGCAAGCGTTCCAGCCAATAGGCCAATTCCAATAGGAAGTTGCTGTTCGCCAGACGCCAGTAATCCGTGAACGACTGCCCCACCGCATACAGTGTGAAGTTATGTCGCCTCGTCTGGTTCCCAAGCATATCCTCCTTGACCAGGCTATCCCCGGTGCTTGACAGGCCATAATTTACCGGTGACGGGTCCGTAAAGTCAATGTGGATATCATCCCCGCCCAGAAATTCCGATATCTTCGGATACTCGGTTAATTTCTGGCGCATATAATCTATGATTGTCACGTTTTTCCTCCTCTGTCTACAAGGGCTTGTGCGTCTTTCAGGATATCATCCTTGTGATCCGCCTTCATACGGTCAAAGAACTTCTTACCACGCATGGGAGCGCCCGCATAGGTCAGCAACCGATCCGTTGGAACTTTGATCTCGTCTTTCTTCGCCCAGGAGCTTCCCGTGGTCGGGGATACATATAAAATTCCCTCATGCAGATAATGCGCATATGGGCCAGGTATATCAATCTGGCCGGAACCGATCACCGTGGACAATATCATCATGTGCTCCAGCTCACCGGCCTGACGCCGCGGCATGTAATCAACCATATACCGCATGACCTCTCTGTCTACCAGTTTTTGTACCGGTCCACCTTCTTGTAGCCCATACTTCGCCAAAAGCGCCTCATGGGACAATACATTTAACTTCACATTCACCGGGGCCACCTACTTACATGACAGCTCGTAATGCTGCATTGTCTCACTACCATACAGACGATCATCCACCATGGTTATGGTTACATATCCATGCGTGGCTTTCAGCGCAGCCAATGACTTGGATAACGCCTCCTGGCTGCTGCTGTCAATCTCGTCGGCAATAATCCCTTTTGCGGCCAAATCTTTCCCTTGCGTGAACTTGATCGGTCCGTCCAGACTCTCCAGAGGGATCACCAGCAGCGCAGAACAGGCGTCACGCTGACCGGTGCGCAGAAATGTGGATTGCCTTACATCCTCCCAATACACCCCTTCTATGGGCTTACGGGTGTATTTCACCGTCGACCCGTCCTTGCTGTACAGGTACAGTGTCACATCCGAATTGGTATACATCAATCCACCCCCTGATAACACAACCCGGTATCCTCCAGCCACTTTTTGACGATATACCGCAAGCCCAACCGTGATGCCTCAGCCATATCACGCGCCGTTCCAAAGCTGACCGAATATGTACCAATCTTCTCCGCTGTTTTCCCGCCGGAGTCCCGCTGCTGTTTCTCCCTCCGGAACTCCTCTTCGGCAAGCTCACAGCAACACATCTTGACCAATTCTGGTACGTCCTGCGCGTCCTTCAACCGGCCAAAGGTATGCTGATCAATCACCTGGCTGGCCTGGCGGGCGTAGAAGGGAAAGCCCGCGCTGATGACCGGCTTTCTTCCAAGCAAATAATTTTCAGTGTAAAATTTTTCGTCTGCATAGATCATCAGCGCTTACCTCCTTACTTTTCCTGTTTGGTTTTTCCCGCTTTCATATCGGCATTTTCAGCTTTTAACTTTTCGTTTTCAGCCTCCAGCGCAGCATTCTGGGTTTTCAATTCCTCCATCTGCTGTTCCATCGTTTTCTTGGGTTCCGCGCCCATTCCTACTCTTCTCATAGTCGTTCTCCTTATGCTTTGTGGCTCAGATAGATTCCGGCCACTTTGTTCTTGTACACATCCACCAGACCATATTTCCGATACTTTGAGATATACGCATCAGAATCGGGATTGAGGGACGGGGGAATAATGTCGGACGCAATATGTTTGTCAAACTTAATGATCGCCGGTTTGTGGATGATCATAAAGTTGATATCTTTCCCGCTCTCTGCTTTCTTGAAATGTCCCAATTCCTCTCCGGAGGTTTTTCCGTCAAGCAAATCAATCGCTGTGTAAAAGCGGGACTGCGGTACAGCCTTTTTGAATGCAAAAGTGGAAAGCACTTCCTTGGACTTGGTAGTATCCAACGCCATAACACCATTTAAAAGCGTGGGTGTGGCATACAAATACCGGCCTTCCTCCGGCACTTCATCCTCATCCATAATGCTCTTGGCAGCCAGTAATGCCGCCAGAAATTCAGAGGCGTCCGCATAGGTTGCCGGGGTTGCCTTGGAAATACCCTCAATTCCAGCCAGTGTCGCAAATGTAAACGCGTCCGCCTCGGGTGCTACTTTATCGCGCTGCAAGGTTCCACCGGCCATTCCAAAGGCAATGTTAAACGTCTCCTGATCATCCATGGTGTCAACCGAGATTTTCGTGCCACGGTCATAGTTGAACGCGGTCGTTTTCCATACAACGTTTACAGCTCCGCCGGTATAACCGCTATTACGGCTATAATCGCCTAATCCAGTCACATCAATCTGCGGGTATAAAATTTCATTCGCGTTGGCTCCTGCCCTCATCATTGATGTGTCACTGGTCAAATCGGCTGTAACTGACGCCTTCCTGTATACTTCATCCAGCAGCGCAGTATAATTTTTTGCTAATGCAATAGTGTTGGGCATATTCTTTTACCTCTTCTTTCTTATTTGGTTTCTGCCGGTAATCCCATTGCCGCGCGGAGTGCTGCGGTATTTGCATCAATACCTCCAGTCTCTTTTCCGCTTGTGGGGCCTACCGGATTGTTAATCGGTTCATTAGCGCCAAAAAGATAACCGTTATCATTCTGACAAGCTTCTATGGCCGCCTTAATATCGGCGGTCTGGTCCTTGCTCTGTTTGAGCGAATCCACATCCAGCAGCGCTTTTACCGCCTTAGCATTTCTCCCGCCAGCGGCAGTAATCGCAGCTTCCAAGCTCTGGGAGAACTGCATATCTGCGATCTTTTCCTCGTACTCAGCCTTGGACTGTTCATACTTGGTTTTGTACTCCTCAACCTGTCCTTTTACCTGATCGTAGTCCTTAAACCCGTCAATGGTGGTGTTCGCCTCCTGAAGCTGCGTTTTGGTCTGTTCCAATTCAGTCTTGACCTGTTCCAGGTCCCCCTTGGCCGCTTCGATGTCATTCCCGTTTTCGGTCATGATGCTGTCCACCTGCTCCTTCGTCAGTCCCATGTCCTCCAAAAATTTACGTTTCATGCTTCTCCTTTCTCGCTACGCTTTTATACGGGGTCGCCTCCCTTGCGCTGGTAGTTTTACGCCGTGCCGGGCAATTTGGGGTATAAAAGAGCACCCAGGATATGCCTGGATGCTTACCTCTCAACCTTTTCAATCTTATTACACTTCGTGCACCGTTTCACATATCCACCATATTCCCGGTTCCAATGCTTGCGGTAATTGTGTTTGCAATATCGTTGCCTCCTTCATGCCGTTTTCGCAGTCCTCAACCGCTCCCGTTGCTGCCGCAGTCCCATTTCTTTCGAAAACTCCGTATAAGTTCTATTGGTCAACCTCAACCGGCATTTTGCCGCTGTGATAATCTCCTTATCAGCCCCGGCAGCTTCCAGCAGTGCAACGTCCTGTTTCTGCTTTCGAATGGACCGTTCTAGGCTCCGCTGATACTGCAAGGCCCCATAGGTGTCATATTCCCGGCCTCGGAAAACTTTTTTCTCGTTTTCCCTCCGGTTCTGCTCCGCCAGCCACTCATCCGTATATTTTCGCTTGCTGATACCGGGGATGAACGGGAACCGGATATGATAACAGTTAATTCCTGCAAAACCAAGCATTTCACCCAGTCCGCAAATGGTCCGCATTTCTGCGCTGCTGTATACTTTCCCCTGCCAGTTCTGGTGATTAAGATATCCAGTTCCGGTGTTCCTGGCACCTATGTGCCAATCAACCTCCCAGTGGTCCGTTCCCAGCTCTTCAGCGTTCTTCTCGTTGACCTTGTCCGTCATCTGAGCCACACCGGTCATTACAGCCCGGCGGGCTGCTACCTCGATCCGATCCGACTTACCAGAGGCATAGTCTACCGTTCGGATTCCACTGGCCGTCATCTCGTCAATCACATCACCCACGGCCTGGCTGTAGGTCTTGGTTCCCGTCACGATTCCCATCATGGCCTTGTCCATGCTGCGCTCCAAATACTCAGACAATGGCGTGAACACCTTCTTGCTACCGCCCATTGGAACATTGAATCCCATTGTCTGGGTGATGTTTTCCATGGGACGCAAGCTGTCCTTGGTCTGCCGTCTGGCGGTTTCAACAACTTGTTGCAGCCACTTGTTTTCCTCGTATGGGATGTATTCTTTTTCTACAGACTCATATATTTCCTTGTTGCGAATGAAGTCTGAACTCACCGCCTGTTCATAGATATCATCCACTCGTAAGTCCGTCTCTCTAATAGCCTCACCGATCAGGCGCTTAATCTTTGACTTGCTCATTCCAATGGCCGTAATTCTCATCAGGAGCCAGTCCGTGACCGGCGTTATCTGCGCCACTGCCTTGATCCGTTCTATGATCTCCTGCATAATGGAAATTTCCAAGTCCCGCATAATACGTTCCAATGGTTTCGGCAGCTTTTCCAGTTCGTCAGGCGTCATAACATTACTCCTCTACGGCGGCCACCTCTGGAAGATTCTTAGCAGCCTCTTCCAGCGTCTCCCCGTACCACTTGGCACGATACTCTTCCAGTCTCATAACTCCCATAGCCACATCGTTACGGTCCTGCTGCCGTTCTTCCTCCTCATCCACAAGAATGGAATCCTTAAACGTACACAAGAACTCGTATCCGCTCCGGGTCATGCCATTATAGAAGGCCAGCGCATACACCAAATCCTCCAGGCAATCTTCCAGGTTGGATTGAATAGCCTTAACCATGTTGTACTTGCGCTTTTTGGCGATCTTGGCCTCTGTGGCGGTCTTGTCTACATCATTAACATCTGACAGATCACCATAAGACAAACTGACGTTGAATTCAATCCTCCGCAGATAGGCATTCAGGCCATTGATAATACTTTGATCCCGGAACTCTGGACTGTATTCCTCGTATAGTTCCTCGCCATTGGACTTACTGATATTCAAACCTCTATACAGCCGCTTATTAAGTTTAGGTAGTACAAGCTTCGACTTTCCTCCGCTTATTGCTGGTGTTGGCTGTAATGCCGTCACATCCACATGGACTGCACGTTCTCCGCTCTCAAACTCCCAATCAAGTCGCCCGAACTGTACATCCGTTTTCTTGATTAGGTTAATCGCGGAATCGTATATGGAAACACCGCAGAACGAACCGTCCACCTCATTCTTGATAGGGTTTCGGTAATATCCAAAGTCAGGTCGTTCCACGCCTTGATACATAACATCATCCGGCAATCCCGCCCACTCATCCACAACTGACAATTCAACGGGGCTTCCTATGCTGATCGGGTTAGATGTGTGATATGCCTTATTCTGAATCCGCAGTGTAAGGTCCTGATTCCACTCGTGGAATTCGAACCGCAGATAAAAATTATCCTCACTGATTCGCTTGACCTGAATGAACACCACGCTGGTCAGGCGTCCACGGGCATCAAATGCTATCGGTACAAAACGGTCAGCCGTGACATATTCCACAGCGCTCCCTCCCAATGGCTTAATGCAGAATGATCCAAACCCGATCCCCACCTGTAGATTTTCGTTTAGTTCCCGGATGGCAGCCTGATAAATTTTGTCAAGCTGCTCATTGGAAATACTGGACTCCATCTCATTCAAGCAGACGTTTGCAAATTCTCTGCAAATCCCCTGTTCTATCTGTAGGGAATCCACCTGATCGTCTACCCACGGGCCTTGTCCCCGGTACATGGCCCCCCACAGTTCGATCCGCTCGATCATCTGCTGAGAGATGGAAACATTCTGTCCGATTACCTGTTTAAGTGTCTTTGCTGGGAACATCTTTCTTATCACCCCTCTAATTGCGTCCATTATCCGTCCAAACAATACTCTCACCTGCCCTTATTGGCCCTTTTTCTTCCAGATACGGTTTGTGGCGTACCTGACAGAATCTATACAATGGTCATCTCCATCCGGGTATCCGCTTATCACGTTACCATCCTTATCCCGCTCGTATTCATAATCCATGAATTCCTGAGCTGATACAGGGCAACGGACATTATCGATCACAATTTCCCGCAAGGATTGCAGCCACTTAAAGGAATATTCTCGGCTCCCTGGGCCCTTTTCTGCCGGACGTGCAAGTAACCCATATGCACGGTAATCTCCCACAGACTTTTCTTCCGCGCTGTCACAGGTTATCAGGTCATTCCCGCTTATTCCGAGTTCTATCAGCTTTTCCGCCGTCTGCTGGTTGCTCTGCTTGTTGCACGTGTATTCCTGCCAGATATAGAGCGTATGGCGTGCAGGGTCATAATGCGAACGTGTGAACGCATATGGATCAGGATACCATCCCCAGTCCACACCGTTCAGAACGTGGTCAAACTGTGCGATCTCATCGTCAGTAATTTCCCTGATCTTCACATTATCGAACACGCTTCCGCCGCTACCGTTCGCGACACCCATATATTCGTTCTCATAGGCATCCGAGTTCGTTTCTTTCAAAAATTCCGCCTCATCCAGAAACGGTTTTCCCAACCATTTTTGCGGCACGTCCAAATAGGTACTCTCTGTTACCAGCCTGGAGTCCTTTGGAATCTTGATGTACTTGTTGGCCCAGTTGCTTGCAGATTTTGGCGGGTTGAACGACTTGAATATGTACGCCACATCTCCGCCGCGGATCACGGACTGTTCGATCTTACGAACTGATTCAGGCCCGACAAACTGATCCAGCTCCTCCAACCACAGGATACCAATATATCCGAACGGCACTTTTACGGACTTGACTTTCCCAGGATCATCAGCTCCCCGGAAATATATTTTCTGCCCGGTGCTAATCCTGGTGATCTCCATAGGGCTTACCGTTGCGCGGAACTCATCTGTCAGATTAAGCGCCTCAATCGCCCATAAAATCTGTTGGTATACAGAGCTTCGCAATGTATCGGCCACCTGACGCATTACAACGGCGTGCATGTCCTCATGGCTCATGATGAGGTCAATCACTTCCATTGAAATGAAGGAGGACTTTGTGGAGCCTCGCCCGCCGGGAAATACATACTCGGTATGCCTGTGTTCTTGAATATCAAAAACAACCGGGGCGAATACTGGGGCAACCATAGTGGAAGGAATGCCTGTATATTTGACCGGCTGGTTATTGTCTGTGTCAGGTTGCAATGATTCTATCTGTGCTCTCAAATGCTCTATCTTGGCCCGCTGTTCTGCCGTTGCAAGGTCCATATGCTCCGCCAGCCAGTCCAGCGCCCGCATACGGTCCGCCAGCTTAATGCTTGCGCCGTCCTTGCTCTGTTTGACCTCCGTTATGAGCGTTCCGTCCACTTCGTTCGATTCGCGGAACCGAACGCTGTTAATCTCTTTTGTGAGCGTTTTCTTACCGCCCGTCTCAGGATCGTCCACCTGGACAGGCCCGAATGCCCCCATTACCTGAACTTCCTCCCGGCCGAACTCCACGTAGTCGGTAATGTCTGAGAACGCAATGTCCATGTATTTCTGGAATATGTCCGCCTCGTCAAGCATGGCCTGATTAAGCCTATGTTGCTTCAGGCGTGCTATCTCGTCTCTGACTGAAGGATTCCGTAGTAGCTGATATCCTTGTTCCATTGCGCTATTCCGACTGTATCCCGCTTTGATAGCCGCCTTGGTAGCGTTGAAACATCTGACATACAGAATACAAAAAAGCCGTTGCATGTCAGTCAGATCAGGATTATCAACTACCTGTATGACCTCATCTGCAACGACCTTCTTTTCTTCTTTCCGAGCGTTCGCTTTTTGTTCCGAACGTTCGCTTTTCTTTTCCGAGCGTTCGCCCTCCCACTTATAAGTGTGTTTCCATCTGCGGACCGTGCTGTCTGGCACTCCCAACTCGTTGGCAATGTCAACCAGCTTCTTCCCCGTCAGGAACATGTCCCGCGCTCTCTCTGCTCTGTGGTCCGGCGCTCTCGCCATATGGATCACCGCCTTTCCATGATTGTAGAAGGAGGTCCGCCGGTCTTGGTTTCACCCGGCGTATGGTAAATGGGTAAACAAAAGGACCTCCGTGTGGAAGTCCCTTTTCAATGAGTAGCGGGAGGTGGATTTGAACCACCGACCTTCGGGGCATGAACCCGACGAGCTGCCTTACTGCTCTATCCCGCAACAATACCGGGTCCTCCCCGGTATGCACCAAGCTCTGCGTGGCTGGCTGTACGGATACCTTTCGGGCCGCACAGCAGCCAACACGGTCTGGTATCAACCTAGTCAGTCACCGGGCTGTTACACCCGGCAACCGCTTCTTATGGGGGATTGGGGGCGGCCTACGGGCTGAACCCTTTGGCCTAATTATATTCTACAACGGATAGAGCGGATAAAACGGATTACTTTTATTTGATCCCGCATTTCTCAATATAGGCATCTCTTATCATCTTTCGCGGATAATCCGGGCTTTTGCTGTATCCCGTCTTTGCAGCTATTTTCCCCCACTCCATAACATCTCGGTAAAACATCCGAAACACGCACCGTGTCTGACCATCCTCGATCTCCTCGATCCACTTCTCCACTGCCTTGGAAACATCCTTCTTACGTTCAAGCGCCTTCTCGCGGCGCTCATACTGTTCCCAATCAAACCCCACCACGCTCTGGGGCCTGGGGAACCCGTCTCGGTAGTCAAAGATAGTGCTATTCCCGAACCCGTTGTCCCCTTCTCTCATCTCCCGCAGCTCCATCTCCAAAATTGGAATGGTCCGCTTCTTCCTCATGTCCCGGTACTCGTCCAGCAGTTTCCGGGTTATCTTAATCTCTTTCACCTTGTCCTCCTTACCCTGTTACAAATTTCCGATGCGCTTCCCGCGCCTTGTTTCTGTTGTAGTTGCCGTAATTATCCTTGGTGGTATTCAAATTCTTGTGACCCGCCAAATCCGCTACCAAGGTCAGCGGCACGTCCTTCTCCAATAGCTCCGTGACGAATTGGCGCCGCCACTTGTGCGGGTTGATGGCTATTCCGGCCAGGCGGTCATCCATGTCGCGTATCTCCCGCAGGATCAACCTTACTGCGTCGTCCGTCAATCGGTTGAACGGCTTTCGGATTCCTACGAACAATGCAGGGTTGTTGTCTGTACGGCTTTCCAGATAATCCCGCAGGTGCACAGCGGCGTCACCCGAAAAGTATACCGGGCGCTCCTTGCGGCCCTTGCCATAGACAATACACTGACGATCCTGGAAATCAATGTCTGAACGATCCAGCGCCACCATCTCGGATATCCTGACGCCCGTCCGATGGAGAAAGTCCACGATAGCAATACTACGGGGTCCATGCCGTACCGCCGCGTCCTTGATGATTGTGATGTGCTCGTCGGAAAATACCTCCTTGACGCGGTGCTCCACCTTATTGTCCTTGATCCTCAACATGGGGTTACGGTCTATGTAGTCCTCCTCTGTAAGCCACGTAAACAGTCCCCGTAGCATACGGGTCTTATTATTGATCGTCACGTCCTTGTTGTGTCTGACCAACTTACAATGCGCCAGATATCCCCGAATGTCTCCCGTGGTAATGTCTGGGATCGCCTTTTTGAGTGTGTGGAAAAACGTCGTATACTCCTGGCGGTACGATTCCACCGTCATTTCAGTACACCCTCGGATCACCATGGTTGCCAGATACAACCGCACCCATTCCGCGCTACAATCCACGTTGGTGGAAAGCGCTGTCTCCTCTACATACATCTGCATGTGGCTCAGCGTCATGTATAACACTGCCTTGGCCTCGTTCATGCGCTCCTGCTCGGTCTTGGCCTCCTCAGCGATTACCTGGGCCAGTCCATACATAATGTTGGTTACAACCTCGTCTACCCTTACCTGCTCTGCCATATTATAGCCCCTCCTTCTGGTAGTAATTTCCTGTTGCATTTCACCGTCTGGATGGTCTATAATATATCCAGACGTACTATTATAGCGGCGGGATCATCTTGGCGGGTGACCGCCGCTTTCTATTAAAATCGTACATACGTTCTCTGCTTTCGTTTTTATTTGCCGGGGTATTCCCCCGGCTTAAATTATGTAATCCTCCCGGCTGCCCGCAGAATCCGCAGCCGTTCACTGTCCCACGCCTCCGCCAACTCCTGGAGGCTCAATCCCGCGGAATCGTTAACCAGAACGAAGTTATAGCGTCCTCGGTATCTCCGGCAGTCTGCCGCGTACTCTCGTGGCACCTGCCGGCCGCAATGGAGCATTGTCTGTAACTCTGTGGCGGTGTATGTGCCCATGTAGCGTCCCTGATCAAACACCTTGTAGTATACTGGCCTCATCTGTGCGCCTCCTACATTAAGCTGATAAACTTTGAAATCGCATACACGCCAATGGTAAAACCTGCACCTAATAACACGGCAGTCACAAAATTAGCTCCACAAATTTTAAAAAAGTCTTTCATAATTGATCCTCTCTTTCTTATCTGAATTTCTTTAACTTACTGACCCGGTCCCAGTCCAATTCCGCCCCGCAGCCCGGGCAATATTTATAGTCCGCTACCACTTCCATACCGCATGTACACTCGTATTCCGGCACCGAAAAATCGTAACCCAAAAGCGCAACAAGCTCCGGTACAACTACCTTAATCCGCCTTAATCTCATTACATCACCTCAATGTTTATCTCCCAGGCTAATCCTGCGAAAACCATACCTCCCCGCAGGATTGGCCCGGAAAATGTCAGTTTGGTGAAAAATCAAGCGCCATCTGGTCCGACAAGTCCGTATGCTCCAGGTTCCCACGGTCCAGGTCCTCCGGCGATCCCACAATTACCACAATGCAGGGATT